TATAAAGAATATGCAGAAGACTGCATAAAGAAAGAAGAAAAGGCAATAATTATGGGAAACATTCTAATACCAATAGCAACGGTTCCTTTAATTATTTCGGGAAGTATTTTAATGGCTACAAATAATGACTACGGAAAACCAATGCTTTACACTGGTGTAGGGTTGCTTGTAGGTTGCGAGTTGGTTTGGAATGGTGGACATTTCATATTTAAGATTTGGTAAAAAGATAAGTTAAATCTATAAAGGAGAATATCATGGCAAATATTGCACAGTTTGAAAACGAAGGTGTTTCTTACACATACGATATGGAGTCAAGAAGCCCATTAGCAGATAAGAATGTTAAAAAAGCTGTAGAAGGAAAACTTGTATATGACAAAGATACAAAAGCTCCTACAGAAGTAAAGGATGGAGAGTAAGGAGGAGTTATAGATGGCACATATTAGTGAATCAAAAGTAGAAGGCGTAATTTATACCTACGACTCAGAGTCAAGAAATCCTCTTGGACTCGATGCAAAAATGAGAATGTGGGCAGGCACACTTGTATATGATAAAGATACAAAAGCCCCTACAAAAATCTTGAAAGACGGAACTCCTGCACCAGCACCAGCTGGTACAGTTGCTAGACCAGTAATTTCTATTACATCAGATGGAAAAGTTACTATTACTTGTGCAACTTCAGGCGCAGTAATTTATTATACAACAGACGGTTCTAACCCATCAGATGCTTCAACAGAATACTCTGCAGTATTTACACTTGCTGATAGCGCAACAGTTAAAGCAATTGCTTATGCTGAAATTGATGGTGAAGAAAAGGCTTCTGCTGTAGCTTCTAAGGCTTACACAAAACAGAATATTCCAAACCCACCACAGCCAAGTGGTGATAATAAGATTTACTTCTTGCAGTACTTGACTGATTCAGAAGCTAATCTTACAGAAGATATGTTGAATGGTACTGTACCAGTATCAGCAGTTTCTCCAGAGGACGGAAAAACTTATTCTTACACAGCTAAACCTGTAGCAACAGCAGCTGGTAAGTTCACAAATGAAGTTAACGACGCAATTGAAGTAACAGGTGACGGAAATGTTTATGCACGTTGTCTTTACGCTTGGGATCCAACAGTTTATAAATTGACAGAAGCTCTTGATAAGGGACTTCAGGCACCAGCAGGCTACACAACAGGTAATGTTGGAAAGTATGCAGTTGCATTGTTCTCTTATAACTATGACAATGGTTGGGGACACATCCTTACTTTTGCAAACGCTTAATATTAACAAGGCGGCTTAGCCGCCTTTAGATTTTTTAGGAGGAAATAAAATGGCTATATCACTTAGTGACAACTTGGCTCTTTCTGGTTCAAAAAACAACTTCGAAAGAGATAGTTATGCAACACTCGAACTCATGAAAGCAGTTAAGGCAACAAAAATGCCAAACGTAATGACTGCAGTTTGTGAAGAAACTGGCAAACTTTATATTTATAATAAAGCAGCAGAAGTAGACGAAGTTCTTGGAAAGTGGAGAGAAGTTGGAGCAGCAGGCGCTGGTGCTGGAGCAGCACAGAGATATGTGCTTCTTACACAGGCAGAATATGATGCTCTTACAGAAAAAGAAGAAGACGTGCTTTATTTAATTAAGGAGGAATAAATGAAATTCGCCGTAGGAACAGAAACAGCTGTTGAAGTAAGCGCTGGTTATTTTAACGGCGAGTCTCTTTCAAAAATCTATCTAAATGGTAATTATGTTGAACTTGGAAAGAAATTTACTACTTATTATGGTAAATTCCTTACAGAGCATGATTCAAACTATTTTGCTGGTGATGACGGAACTAAATTCTTGCAGGAGATAACTGCTGATATTATTAAAGACAATGATAGTGAGTTTAGTGAAGGACACACAGAGGTTGTTAAAAATATTTACAGAACAATAGAGTTTGACGCAACTATAAATGATGATTATTACTCTTTTGTTTATTATGCTTTCCCAGCTGCAGCACTAAAAAGTGGTAATCTTGTAATGAGAGATGAAAACTTTATGTCAAGCATTCTCGGAAACTTTGTGGTATTCGACATGGAAATTGATGGAGTTCCTTATAAAGTTGCTATCAACAGAACAGACTCTCAAGGAACTGGAAAAATTTCATTTAACAACGAGTAATAAAAAAGAAAGAGATAAAAAAGCTCCCATACTTGGGGGCTTTTTTTATTTGTGCTAAAGTTAATTTAAAATAGGAGGATAAAATGGCTATATCACTTAGCGATAATTTAGCATATTCAGGCTCGCAGAGTAATTTCGAAAGAGATAGTTATGCAACTCTTGCAGATATGAAATCTGTAAAGAAAACAAAAATGCCAAATGTAATGATAGCAGTTTGTGAAGAAACTGGTAAACTTTATATTTATAATAAAAATAATGAAGCAGACGAAGAGCTCGGTCTTTGGCGTGAGGCTGGAGGCGAAGGTGGTTCACCTGACTCAATTCCAACATTGTTTGCTAACAATGGTCCAGAACTTCCAATTTATTCTTTCACACAAGGAAGTAAAACATCAGAAGAGATGCTTAATCTCATTGGTAATAATTATTATGCATCTTATACTGGAGATTATGGAAGAGGAAATGAGCCATTTATTCCTGGGCAAGTTGAAAGCAGAGCCGATAGTGCAACAGTTTATATTGAGAATGCTCCAAAGTTTGGAACTCAAAAGTGTAAACTTTTTGCAGTAAATACTGTTGGTGAAGTCTTTGAAGGTTTCTTTGTTACACAGAACACTACACCTACATTTACATCAGACGGTCTTGTTTGGAGAAAAGTAGAAAATGCAAGCGGTTCTGAGACTCTTACTGCAAGAGATGTAGAGTATATTGTTCAAGCAAATATGCCTACAGCAGTTGTATATTCAAAAGAAGTTTATGATTCAATGTCTGGCGAAGAACTTTACAAGTTCTTAGAGGCTATTTATAAAAATGTTTATCAGAAAACAAATAATTTTGATAACATTACTGCCGAGTCTCTTGCTAATAATACAAAGCTTGAAATAACTGAGTTTACTTGTATTGGCCATGACGAGCTTATATCTCCAACAGTAATGGACAGAATTACAGAGTACACTTTACTTATTAAAGATGGAACAGAAACAAAACGTATTGCTGCTAAAGGTAATCTTTCTAGAGAATACACAAATACTTCTGTTAACAGTGACTCTATAAAAATTACAGCCGCTAATCCAGACTTCATCGAAACAGATACAATTGACTTTTCTACTTGGCCAGAGTTTACAAATCCAGAAGCAAACGGTATTGTGCTTGATGGACAGGGTGGAGCTAACGTAGACGGCTCTAATGTTAGTGTAGATCCTAGCGACATTGAACCAGACGACTAAGGAGTAAAAGATGGCAAACACATCAAAGATTACAGTTGACGGTATTAAATATGCCGTTAAAGATCAATACTTGAGAGACGAAATTGAAAAACTTCAAGATCCAGTTACAGCTGGTGAAGGAATAGAAATTTCTTCTGATGGAACAATTTCCTTAAAGGAAGAAAATAACGGCTAAATTAAAGCAGGGTCTATTAAGGCCCTGCTTTTGATAGGAGAAATAAAATGAAATACGTTACAAAAAATAATCTAGAAAATAACCTTAAGATTTTTTTAAGTCAAATTATAAAACCTTATGTAAATAAAGAGTTAGACAAAATTAATAGCGTAAGTTTTACTTTGAATACAAAAATTCCAGTATTTGAATGTGATGATAGAAAATTTGTTGTAATTGATGCAGATGGGAATATTATAAGTTCTGCTGATAATCTTGGAAGCGCTAAGTGGTGGCTTAATATGAATAGCGGTGCTGGTAATAACAGAGCTTGCTATACAGCAAGTTCGGATAATTATCCATTTCAAACTAATGGTGATTATGAAGGTGTTGATGTAGACACAACAAAAGGCTGTACAATTACTTATGAAAACGGAAATCTTACGATAACTTCTGGTCAGGCTGTTGTAGATAACAAACCACTTACACTAGGAACATTTGACTTAGGTAAGGCACTTTGTTATAAGACTTCGTCGTAGTTTTTAATTAAGGAGAAGCAAAATGAAATTTATAGCAAAAGCTAATCTTGAAGAAAACCTTAAGGATTTTTTTGAATATATTGTAAAACCATATATCAAAAAAGAAATAGAGGACGTTATGCCAAGGACGATTTATACATTTACTTCACCAAGCTATGGCGGTTTCTACTTTTCTTATTCAGAAACTGCTGAACATTATTGGGGATATAAAAATGATGATTATAGAGGATATTATCAAAAGAGTTTTTATATCCCAAAAGATACAGATGGTGTAGGCTTAGTAAGAACTCCAGAAAATGATATTACCTATTTTGGTAATGAAATTACAGATTTCTATAAAGTTAGTTCTGTTGCTAATGATAATAACATTTATATTGCAGGTGTAAACTCTTGGGATGACATTGTTGAGGGTACTCCAATCTTCAGTATGTATGGAGGTGGTATAATAGGTGCTAAAATAAAACAAGTTGATGTTGCTACTGATAATAAATCATCTGAAGTAGTTTTAGGTAAATCTGGTAAAGGATATGTAAATGCACGTCTTTTGGATTCTCACCCTTATGCTTATTATGCTGCATACGATGTTTCAAAAAATGGAGAACATAGATATTATGCATTAGGTCCAAGTGGACATAGTATGGCACCAGTAGAAGTAGGCGACCATTTCTATTATTTTGGTAGTGATGGTGAAATCGGTACAAATAATGATACTTTTAGAGTTCAGACTACAAATCCAATAAGATTTTATTATCAGTCTACTAACTATTATGTATCTTATTCAAAAGCTTCAGCACAGGATATGGTGCCAGAGTATTTATACTGTTTTACAAATGGTGCAAAGTATATCTATACTCTTATTCCACCAACTTCTATGGTTGTTGATAAAGCATATGCTTTTACTGCAGGTCCTATTATAAATGCTAATGCAAACCTCCTTACAAATCCAATTTCTACAACAAACTTGAACATTCTTAGTAGAGCTTTTCAGATTATGCCAACAAAAGACTTTGTTCCTTGTATTTATAAGGGAGATAATAAAGTAGAAATTGATGGTGTTGAGTATACATATGACTCATCTAAGAATCCAAAGTTCAATTATGAGTAATAGAGATATGAAAAATGATGATATTTATTTAGGATAAACAAAGGAGAATAAAAAATGACAGAAATTAGTTATATTGAACAAAATGGTGAACAAATAAACCTTAAAGATTTTTTTGAGTATGTTGTAAAGCCATATATCAAAAAAGAAATAGAGGCTCATAAAAAAAACTAACAATATAAATATAGGAGAATAAAAATGACAGAAATTAGTTATATTGAACAAAATGGTGAGCAAATAAACCTTAAGGATGCAAAAGGTAGAGAATTGCTTGCCGAAAAACAAAAGAAGCTGATAGCTGGTAAAGGCATATCAATTTCAGAAGATGGAGTGATTTCTAGGGCTGATGTTGAGCTTGCTAAATTTGTAGAAGTAAAAGACCTTGTAGTAGAAAACTGGTCTTATGGTTTTGACTGTATTTATAACTTTGGCTTTAGATATATTGGAAACCCTGCACTTGTAAATAAAAAAATAAAACAAGGTGATGAAGATAATGCAGGTATATCTTTTATAGAGCGTTATAGATATCAATTCTATTTTATGAATCAGGATACTACAGCTATAGAAGCAATTTTCAATGCGTTAAAAGATTTAGAAGATACAGAAGAAGACTTTTTAATTATTATTCCAGAGTATATTGAAATGACTGAATCTAAGAGAGCATCTTCTGAAGAAGAAAAAAAATATCAACAAGCAGTAGGTAAAAAAATTAAAGTTAATGACTTTGGTAATCATGCTACTGTTAATAGAACTATTTTCCTTTGTCGTGAAGCGCCTCATAATGATACAGCACCTTTAGACAATTTAATGGTTCAAATGGCTAGTATGGACTCTGAAGAATATCAGGGCACTACTTCTGTTGTTGAGCGTGTTTCTCATGAGGTTAGTGGCGATGAGGGTGCTGTGATACTATGTATGTATTCAAAGCTTATATCTTTCTTAGCTGGTGGAATTAGCTCTCAAAATTATGAGAAATTCTCAATTTGGTAATAAATAAAAATTATATATGTTACTTTCAGTAATTATTTTATTTACTGATGATGATTGCTCTTTCTTAGAAGGAGCAATTTCATCTATAAAACAAGGTATAAAGTTCTCTGATTATGAGATTATTGCTGTAGATAATCGAATAAAAGATAAGACAAAAATTCAGATAGAAAATGTAAAAATTATTTCTAAAGGCTATAATCTCAATTGTTTTGAAGGCCGTAGATTTGGTTTTTTAAATTCACATGGAAAATTTATTTGGAATTTTGACGTTGATGACCTAATGATAGGTGAGCTTTATCAGGAAGAGATTAAATTAGATAAAGATTTTATCCAAATGTACTACTCTTACAATAGCCCAGACTATACTCCACTTCATACTCTTCATTTACCCAGAGCCTATGGATGGAATGTTTGGTCTAGACTATATAGCCGAAAATTATTAGAAAAAGCTTACTCTCTAGTTAAGCGCCCTGTAGAAATTTTTACTTTTGAAGATAAAGTTTTATGGGATATTATAAATACATTTAAACCTACTTATGCTTATATTGAAAGACCTATATATCAATATAATATCTTAAATGCAACAAATACGCCAGATCATGCAAAAAAGTACGAAAAGCTTTTAAGAACAGGGATGAAAGATTATGATTATGTTTACAGTTTAATAGACCAAAATTATAAAGCTGAAGAGTTAAGAAATAAAGTAGAATGGCTAATTGCTCATGCAAAATAAATTGGTATCTAGAGGGTATAACTCTCTAGACTTTTATATTAACTTCTAGTTAGATTAATAAAAGGAGAACAAAGTGAATGACAGAGATTAGCTTTATTACCCAAAATGGGCAACAATTATATCTCAAAGATGCTACTGGTCGAGCTTTGCTTGCTGAAAAACAAAAATAAAAATTTAGACCTTATAAAAACTGGACTTGATAAATATGATTATGTTTATGGCGTTTTGGGAAAACCACATCTTTCAAAAGAAATGAAAAGAATGATAGAATGGCTTATAAAACATTAATCACCTCTCTAAGTTAATCTTAGAGAGGTAAGAAAATGTGGGAATTTTTAACAAACGTTTTAACTTCCGATAGGTTCTGGGTAGTGCTTATCGGCATAGTGATAGTTTCGCTATTAGCAATTATTTTATCAAAACTTGGTATTTTAAAAATAGATACTAAGCATGTTAGACTTGGTGAGTCGGATGATTCACTAAAGGAAAGACTAATAATCAAATCACAACTTGAAGCATCTCATGATTTTATTTTTGCTTTGGAAAATAAACTTATTGATTTAACAGAAACAAAAGAACCAAGTGATTTTATGGGAAGAATTCTTGAAGAGATTTATGATAAGACAGTTCTTTGGATTACAGCTAACCACATCAGAAATGAAGAAGCTTATGTTTCTTGTAAACAAAGGGAAATACTAAACTATCTTTATACCAAGAGAATATCGGAACCTTTTAAAACTCCAGAGTTTAAAGAAAGAGTAAAGAAATGGGTGGAAGAGTTAATCGACCAATTAGCAGACATTAGGGAACTTTATAGTAAACAAAAATAATGAGTTTTTTTGCAGATATCGTTAATTGGCTCAGGAGGATTAAAAATTCAGTTGCTACTGGCTTTATAAGATCTCGCAATTGGCCAATTGGTGCAATCATTTCAGGAAGTTATCGTAATTTTCACAACGACGCCACGCCAACCGTTCTTTATATGGGAACATATACTGCCAAAAATGGAAAGCAGTATGTTCATGGTTTTAATCTTCACTATTTAGATTCTTATGAATTACAGTGGTTGATAAAACTTCTTTATATGATGAAACGTGGTGGACAGGTTGTAAATGCTAGACAGTTTTACTATTATGTAAAAATGAATCGTCCAAGTATTCCAAAAAAAAGCTATAGAATTTATCACGCTGGGCTGTGTGATTATTATACTATCTGCCCTGGATTTTCTAGCTTAAGTGTTAAGCAATGCTATTCAGTAAAAGACGGCAGAGATATTTTAATTAAACAATTAAATCAAATGATAGATAATGCTTATAATCCACAAGGTAAAGATTATACAAATCCTACAAAAGTAGCATATTCAAAAACAGAACTTCAAGAACATATTCAAATGGTATTAAATACTCGTAAAGTTTGGTAAGTTAATAATATACTTTATGAACTTTAACGATTTGAAAGAAAAAGATTTAAGGGAAGAAATCCTTTCCTTAAATGAAGAAAACATTCATGATTTTTTCTCAGAAGAAAGAGAGTTAGGGACTCTTTATGGAAACGTCGCTTATAATTATATTTATAATCAAGGCGATTATTTCCTTTTGGGCGAAGATAAATCATTCTCTTCTCTTGAAAGAATGGTTAAATACATAAACGAAACGTATGATGATATGGTAGACTTACCAATTTGCGAAGGGCTTACTTACGCTAAATTTAAATACCGTTCTAAAAAAAGCCATGACAAAAGACCAAAAGTAATAGTTCTTGACAATGATTATATTTATGACGGTAAGGGAAATATAAAAAACGGAAGACATGATGTTCTTGCCTTTAATTTAAATTATTCAAAAGATAGCAAATTAGACAAAAAGGCTGTTAGCGAAATAGTTACTTTCGCCCAGTTACTTAGAAAAAACAAAAAAGATGTTTATCAAAGAATAAAAAAATTTTATCCAGAAATAGTAAAAAACAATATAAGATGTTATAAACCAGAGAGAATGAAAAAAATAAAGAAAAAAGACGGCTGGTTTTGGAAAAGCGCAAAAATTGAGGATTTAGCACCAGAAAACGAATGGTAGCAAGTTAAATATGTTAAAACGATTCGATTAGCTCTCGAATCGGCTCCTCATTAGCCAGCGCTATGATGGGGCTAACGAGGAGAACATTTTGTCTAAAAGAAAAACAACTGCTGAGTTTATTCAGCAAGCCAAAGAAATTCATGGTGATAAATATGATTATAGTTTAGTAGATTATAAAAATAATAGCACCAAGGTAAAAATAAAATGCAAGGTTTGCGGAAACATTTTTGAGCAAGTTCCTTCTAGTCACATAAATAGAAAATATAACTGCCCGTTTTGCTCTAAATGTCATATTCATTCAACTACTGAATTTATTAATAAAGCAAAAGAAATTCATGGTGATAAATATGATTATAGTTTAGTAGATTATAAAAATAACAGAATTAAAGTTAAAATCATTTGCCCAGAACACGGAGTATTTGAACAAACACCACATAATCATCTATGCGGAAACAAGTGCCCAAAATGCGCAAACATAAAAACGAAAGAAACAAAAAAATTATCAATAGAAGAATTTATTAAAAGAGCAAAAACTATTCATAATGATAAATATGACTATTCAAAAGTAAAATATATAAACTCTAATACAAAAGTAGAAATTATTTGCCCAATTCATGGCTCTTTTTGGCAAACACCTGCCGCACATAATCGTTTAAAACAAAATTGCCCACATTGTAAAAATAAATGGAAGGGAGAAGAAAGTATTTATCATTGGTTAAATAATCATGGTTTTAAACAAAATAAAGATTTTATAAGAGAAAAAACTTTCGACGATTTAAGAGGAAAAGCAAATTGCCCACTTAGGTATGATTTTTATATACTATCTAAAAATCTCCTAATTGAATATAATGGTAGTCAGCATTATAAACCTACTAAATTTTTTAAAGATGACATGGGAGCTTTTGAAGAAAGAAAGAATAGAGACTTAAAAAAGAAAGAATATGCAAAAAACAACAATATAAATTTGCTTATTATAAGCTATAAAGAATTAAATAATTTAGAAGCTATATTAGAAGAACAAATCCTAAGTTAATGCTATAAACTACAGCTATTGACAAATAACAAAAAAACAAATAGGATTTTAAACATGAATTTTTTTGAAATAAATTTAGAAAACATTAAAGAAATTAAAGAAATTAAACAAAAAAAGAATTCCGCTTTTTTAACAAATAATTTACCAGAAGTATTAATTAGTAACGGATTGTTTGAAGAAGATGTTGTAGAAACAATTTTAGAAGGTGTTTCAAAAGAACAAAAAGAAATAGCACAAAGAGCTATGGCAAAAGAAAATATGAAAATTTTGAATCGCCTAAAAAATTATTTAGATAACAAGTGGAAAAATAAAAAGAAAACAAAAGAAGATTATTTGCAGGCAAGAAAAGAATATGGAAGATTAGCAAATATAATAAAAAATTTTACTGCTTTATCGGCCGAATCTGACCCAGAAATAAAATCTTATCTAAAAAATGTAATTGGTGATGTTCCTCAGTGGTTAACTTTAAAATCTAATAATAGGCAATCTGGTTTTTCACAAGACGGCTCTTCCACACCAACAGTTATTTTATCGACTGGAAAAGTTGATGATATAAAACCACTTGATTATGGTTTTAAAAATACAGATGATAAAAAACTTAAACTTCTTATAAGACAAGAAATAGTATTGCATGAGTATGGGCATCTTTTTGATTTTTTAGTAAAAGCAATAGAAACTGGTTTTGTACCAGAACCGAAGGATACAAAAAGTTTATTTTTAAATAGAAAATTTCAAGAATTGGAAAATCTCGAGGGAAAAGCAAACGATTATGCTTTAAATGGTATGTATAGAAAAGATAGGAGAGAATTGTTAAAAAATTCGTCTCTTGACTATAAAGATGAAGTAAAAAATAAAAATAAAATCGAGCAAGTAAAAAATGGGACTTATGATGGTAAAGTTGGGGTTTCAGAAGTTTATAGATCTGGAACATTTAATAATTCAAAAACTCTAAGAAAAACATTAAAATCTATAAGGTTAGAAAAAGCACAAAATTCTTTACAGCTTAAAAAAATAAATTCTTATACAAAAATAATTTGCGATCGATTTAGAAAAATTGGTTATAATGTTCCAACTGTTATTTGCAAAGTTAGGGATAATTATATAAAACAAAATGGTGATTTTTACCCTTTATTTACAGACGAAAACGGCAAAACTATCTATATAGACGTAGATGCTTTTGAAGATTTATCTAAAAATAAAGAAGCCATGCTGTTTTATTTACCTCATGAAATTGCTCATATAATTTCTAATGAAAACCATTCTGGTAAAAAGTTTAATAAATGTATTAATGATTATAATAAACATTATAAAGATGTAGAAGTCTTAGCAGACCCAGATGATGAAGAAAAATATAATTCTAAATACCTTCCAACATTTAATAAAAAATACAATTTTTCTTTTAATGTTAAAACTAATAAAGAATTAGAAGATGGAATAGACAAAGAAGCTTGGAACAAAAGTTAATTTTATGAATAGCATACTTTATAAATATAGAAGATTACTTACAGAAGGGTATAATTTTACAAATGCTGATGAAGTAATGTCAGCGCTTAAAGCAAATCAAATAGGTGTTAAGATAGATAATTCATATAAACAATTAAACGGAAATACTGAAAGCTTTGTAAGAAGAAACTTACAAAAGTTTTTTAATAAATGCGAAAGTCTTGGTATAAAAGACACAACTTATGGTATTCAGGTTTTACTATCTAAAACAAACGATATAAATCTAGGACAGGCTGTTAATAATGATGGTCTTTATGAGTTTTTAAAGTCTTACAGAAAACCTTGGGTAAAACAGCTCGATGAATATAATGAATTTATAAATAAAAAATATGACAGCCTGCTTTGGCATAAGTTAGAAAAAGCAATTCAAGACAATCAAAATAACCACGGTAAAGTTTCAAAAGGTGGCGGGCAATTAAAAGATGTCAAAGTAGCTTATGACGACGGCACTTGGAAACTTTTAATTCCTTCTTCGTTTGAAGGAGAAAAAGCTGCTGCCTTCTATATTAAAGATGGTAAGGAAACTCCAACAGAATGGTGTACAAGATGTGATAAGCGTTATTATGATATGTATACCGAAATGGCTCCACTTTATATTATTAGAAATATGAAAACTGGTAAATCTTACCAGCTTGCCTTTACAGAACACAGGGTAGAATTTCTTGATCAAAATGATGTTAAAGGAGACGAAGTTACAACTGGAGATTTAACAGTAATCCCAGATAAATTACTTGCTTTAGTCAAACACCCAAAGAACGGAAGAAGCTTGTTGGATTATAAGAACTCAAGAAAATTAATTGCAAAAGCTCCAAATAAAAAAGGATACATAAAAGCAGACGAAGCAGGTGTTTATCCTTCACAGTTTAAGTATGGTCCAGCTTCAGACATTGGTGGAAACGTTTGTAAAAAAGATGTTTTAAATTTTACTCTTGATGGAACTAAAGATAGTTTATCTAATTACTTTGAAAATGAAAAAAATGTAGAAGTAAGCATAGAATATGCCAAAAAGCACAAATCAACCGCTTATTTCTTAAAAAGCAAACCAGAAGCATTAATGATTCTTCAAGTTGCAAAAGGCTGGGACGATGATAAAATAAGTGTTAACGGAACAACTCTTGAAACCAAGGCTTTCCAGGAACTTGACTCAGAAGATAAGCAAATAGTTTACAAATATGCAAGACAAGACTTTGGATTAGCAAAGAGAAGTGAAAGAGAAGAAAGATATGCAAAGGATAAACGTAGCTACGAAAAATATAATAAAACTTTTACTGGAGAAAGTGGCAACGACAAAAAAGCCCAAGAGAATTATGATAAAGTAGTTAATGCTGTAAACAGTAGAATAAGTTTTAAAGGAAACAAAAAGTTTGCAAAACTTCAAGGTTTTAGCCCATTACCAAGATTTGGAAGACAAGGCGAATGGGGAACAAAAGCATTATATGGAAAAACGTTGGTAAAAGAACTTGCTTTTGTTCCAACGAGAGAATTTGAATTAAGTTTACCTCCAAACTTAAGAAACACAGTTGTTGACGTAATGTTTAAAAAGCCTTGGCGTGAAGATGGCTTATCATCTTTAAAGAGGGCAGCAGATAATGTACCTTGGACAGAAGCAACCACAGCAACCATTTCAACTGGTTTTGGTGTTAATGATTATGTA